TACTATTCTATGCTCTCGATACAGATACTTAATCATGTCGGGTTCGCTAAACGCCCGACGCATTAGAACTTCCATATCGTGCTGTTCTTCCTCCGTGACAGCCATTGACTCGGTCGTAAAAGTTGCAGGGCCGTACAAAGAATCATAAATCTCATCGTACCTCTGCAGAATGGGGTGATCAATATGATATTCATTCTTGAATATCTGCATCCCCCAATCTCGGATGTTATTAAACTTCTCTTTCGTCGCACGAAGAAAAATCTCTCGCAAAAACGAATTAAAAGCATTCATAACTTGATCTTCTTCACTAGCTGCTCTAGAGGGCAAGATCCACCCTATGGTCTTCTCAGTGGAATTAAGAGTTAAAGGCATTCTCCATCCTTCAGGAGATCGAATAAAAGATCGTCTAAGAAAACTAGCGTCGAGCAAGGTTACATGAGGTGATTCATGATCACCCTTTACTGCACTGGTGAATGTCATACCAAGTAGGTCCTTACACGCTCCAGCAAAATAAAAATTGTCAAACCAAAGGCATGAAGAATGAACGCCCACAAGCATATCATCTCCGTAAACAAGCATTACCAAAAACTCGAATGGATCTTTGCCTGAACCCTCAGGATGAGATATAAAGATAACTACAATTATAACAATTCCTTTAACAGAGTTGTCTTCCGCTGTCCCAAACTTACCAGAGGGAGTTATCATAGCCATTATTATGTCTCCAAGTATGTTAACAAATGGGTGCATAAAGTCGCTAAGAAGTCCATTTACAATCTTTAACGCGTTAACGGAATACCCTAGCGCTTTAAGAATTATCATGATAATGGTGTACGCAGCCCAAGTAATATCGGGACACATGGAAACATCATAACCTTGATAATCTCCTTCCACCAGTTTTGAGAGTTCAGCAGTACTACTAAACCGCAAAAGATGTTTAGCTATTGAATCTGCTTCGCGATGCGCGTCAACACCAATAGCGCATCCAAAATCAAGTCGGTATTGCGCCATAAGAGAATAAAAAGGAGATAGAAATTGTTTAGCCACGACTAAACTATCTAGCATACCTGCATAAAATAACCTAGTTTTACCGGCCCTTGCCTTCTCAACTTGACGAGGTTCGTCTTTTGGAAGGCCAGTAAAGATGATAGGACAACTTTCACCTCTAAGATATTTCTCCTTACGATCGATTACTTTCTCCATGAGCTTATCAATGGGTTCATTAGAAATACCATCGAGAGATTCAAAATAAACTGATTTCTTTCCAGGATAACCAAATCCTCCACTTTTAGTGAGGTCTATTTTCCTAGTATAGTAATCTTCTAACGCACCGTTAATAGCTTCCTTAAGCGATATGGGCTCCAATTTAGTAACACCATGCTTCTTAAGGCTTGATATCCATTTCCGTGAAATCAACCTAACTGCCTTTCGTAAAGTTTTGCGATTTGCAAAACCACGTGGTTTATTCATCTTGTTAATCGCAAGATTATAAGGTGAAATCCACTCTTTCTTAGAATTACGAAAGGGTCTCATCGGAGGGGGGCAAAATTCTTCGTCAGCAATAAACTCCATTTCTTCAAACAACATTGTAGGTATATGTTTATGGAAAAGAGTTTTCTTGAGTTTACTCTTCTGGTTAACCAGGATTGGCTTATCCAAAGTACCATATACCGAAATATTGCCCATATCTTCGAACCTCACCACACTCTTCTTATTCATTTCCTCTCGAAACGATAAATCTAACATACTCTCTGACGAAACTTTCATCATATTACTATCATCTACAAGTTTATCCAAAGACTGAACTAAATTATCAGGAACGGACGAAAACACAATAGTGTTACAAGTATCCCCGCCAGCCGCATGTATACCCACAATACTACAGCCACCCTGGACTTTTGCAACTAAAGGATTGCCACACTTGCCGCGCCCATGAGGAGCCACAACAGTCCAATAATCGTGCAAAACTATACCACGTGTGCTATCTTTAACTTTTAACACCTCTTTGTAGTGGGTAGTTTTTAACAACTCACCTTTGTATATTGACTCCGTGTTCCTAACTTGGTGAAGAGGGAGAAAATGAGACGAGATGTCGCAAAATTGGAATGAGGACAGCAAGATAAGAGTGCAATCATTACCAAGATCCAACATATCCTTGGAGGTAATATGAGAAGTTTTCCATGACGAGTTATCCAAATCATGGAGTTTGACTTGCACTTCTAAATCGTTCAACCCCATAAGAGCATGCGTATTAATAAGTGCTACGTTACCTCTCACTCCTAGAATGTGAGTCCTCCTTTCCTTATTCTCACTTCGCCAAACTACTCTAGCTGTTTTAACGTTGCGAGCCACTTTCTGAAAAAGGCTTTTTAAATCAGAAGTATGTTTTGGGATAGGGCCAGTGACCACATTCCAAGATAGGGGTGTTTCTCTGAACCTAATGAGTGTACTTCCAACTTCAGCTTGAGCATCTATTTCGGAATTGCGAGCAGTAAGAGCCACACTAGCCTCACTATTGACCTTAATTTTGCTTTTAGAGAAAAGCTTAAACAAGACAACAGTAGTAATAGCAACTCCTAAAACAGAGAGAACGTTGATATGCGCCGGTAAAACCATTATATCTGCACAATCATTGGAAAAGCGATTTGAAAAATAGCTCCATGAATTTCTCAAAGAAAGAACTGAAGCACGATAATCTTCACGCTTTCTACGAAGTTCCCAAAGTTTATACGGAGCAGCAGTAACCATTGCAGCAAGCATAACCAATAAGCTTGCTGTATAGCCGGTGACAGCGTAAAGAAGCAAGGCTAAGATGAAGAAAGCCCACATATAAGGATTAAACAACTGAACTTTATTTCCACTATGAAGATAAAGATCTATGCCACTATATACACATTTAAATGAATCAGTAACAATTGGCACTCCCGCACTGACGATTGTATTGCCAGTTTGAAAATAACGACGGCCAGCTTCTTTAAAGTAGTAACTCTGCTCTTTCACAGTTTTATGTATCTTCATGATTAAAACTTCGGGGGTAAAACCACCTTGAGTTTTATAGAGTACATAACAAGCTAAATCTTTAAAGGATTTGGCTGGATCATATGATTCAGAAGTAAATGAAAGATCACTACTTTCACTATCAGATTCACTCGAGTCCGTTACGTAATCGAAGGGAGCTGGATCATAACTTTTTTCATCGTCACAATTATCGGAGGATGTTTTGAGAATGAATTCCTCAACAGTTTTCCCAGTAGTATTTTCAACCATTTCCTCAGGAACGTGACAATGTTTAGTTAAAAAAGGGAGCTGTTCGTTGATCACTTTTTGAACCATAGTTTCGCGATTGACATAATCATGAACATATTTACTAAACAATCTAGTAAAGTCTGCGCTATTTTCGGCTCTGAAAACTTCTCTATTCTCACAAACAATCTTGTGAGGAGTGTTTTCATTTTTACCAGCATTCCTAGGTATTTCCTTGCTAACTGTATAGCTCCACTTATCAAGAAATTGTTCTGGAGTACCTTTTAAAGGATCCAACATACAACTATTACTAACCCGAAATTCGGGTTTAACTAAAGGTTCTATGTAAAGAAACCTTCTGCGAAAAGCTGCGGGATTCTTTTGAATAATCTCTAATCCCATACTCTTCTCGTTCGTATCTATAATAATCAAGCCTGCTAAACAAAAAATCTTGCCCTTGTTCTCAAACGCCATTGGGACAGCGTAAGGTTGAGAATCTATGACACTAGTTAATTCAGCAATTGCTGGATCGCCCTTTTCCATAACTTTATCAGATTTTGCACCAATTTCAGATATATGGACAATGTGATGTATATCAGGATCAAATCCTTCCCAAAAGTCTTCAGATGGTGTTCTATGGAAAATCATCTCGGAAGTCCAAGGAACTCTCATAACTTGAGAATAGATAAATGCGATCATAGTTATGATCGTACTCTTTCCAATTCCAGGAGGGCCTGATATACAGATGGCTAAAGGGGTGGGACGAGATCTGGATTGCAGTTGAGAACGTAGCATAGGCAAAGCTATTTCCATTCTACGTAAAGCATTAGTAGTTTCTTCATAATTAGGTCTCAGAGGACTTAATTTAGTTGAGGCCACTTTAAGGAATTCCAGTATCTTTTTCCCTTCCTTTACATGAGTTTTAATGTGGATCTTACCTTCAGGTGGTATACCTTGAACGACAAGAGCCAGATTATCTATCCACTCCCTAGACTTTCTAATATAAACAGTTAGAGGATCTTTGGAGAAAAAACAATCTTCCACAGGGTACCCCCTTATGATCATCTCACCACTACGGATGAGTTGCGACAGGGAATTGAGAATATCCTGTGCACAATCAAGTATAGAGTTCTTCTTGTTAGCTTTACCTATTAATGATTCAATACTCTTTGAGCTGTCCTTCTCGAACATTCCCAAAGAAACCAGGGATAAAACAAATTTCTTAAGTGACAAATAAACATCACTAGTAAAAAACCTACCACCCCACGAAAGGATCGTATCGAAAATTCTTGAAGGACTAAAGCCTGGAAACATATCTTCCAGGTCCTGTTCTTCAACTAGATCAGGATCGAAAAGATCAGCTTCTTTATCTCCTGATTGGGCGGTAAAAGAAGCTTCCTCCTTATCACCCCTCAATTTGGAAATGAG